CCTTTTTAAAGAGCTTGGTCGGCTCGGGGCCATCCTTACGGACGACCTTCCGGGCTTTAGGCATTTTGCTGGCGGCTATTGCCCCCATGCCGCGCGAGGACATCATCAGCAGACTTTCCCGCCCTTGCGCATCATCTTGCCTTTGGTCTTGCCACGCTGGGCGATACCGTCAGCGGAGCTACGGAATACGCCGCCGCCTTTAGCGTATTTGGCCATGCCACCCTTCTTCATGCCCTTCATTTCCGCCATTTCGTGCTTGACCATCGACTTAGGCGCGCCCTTCTTTTTCATGAAGGCCACTTCTTTTTTCATCATTCCTTTAGCTTCTTTCACGGGACCACCTCCTGACTGAGAGAACTCACGACCCACGGATTGTGGGACACCCACCTTCTTGGCGAACCCACGGTTGTGAGCCACCGCCTGCATAAAACGTTTCTGCTTTTCAGATACTGCCGGCATCAGATCATTTTGCCCCGGGTCTTGCCGCGTTGAGCAATACCGTCAGCACGACGAGAAGCGGAGCCTACAGAGCCGCCTTTTTTCATGCCCGCCGCTGGCCCTTTAATTACAGGAGAGCCCGCTGCCATAGCAGAGCGTTGCGATTTTTCTTCTTCTCGATCTTTTAGCTTTTGGTACGCAAGATTGCCGGCAATGCCAAAACCCTGCAGCAGTTTGGGGTTGTCGGCAACAATTGCAGGAACAATGCCCAGCGCGCCGCTTTTCAGAAAATCTTTCATACCATCCGCCCTTTGGTCTTGCCACGTTGCGCGCACCCATCAGCGGCTTTTACGTACCCTCCGGTCTTTAGCCCGGGGCGTTTCATTTCCCCACGAGTGCCGGTCTGTCCGGATTCGGCCTGTTTAGCACCACGATTCAGAGCATCGTCCATAATCTGTTGCAAACGGTTGAGCTCTTTTTGCTCTTCGGGCTTGAGCGGGGTATTTCTGCGCTGCAGTTCAAGCAGCCGTGCTTCTTGTTGGCTATTCATCTTTTTTCTTCCTCTTGATCAGTTCGTTGAACGGCTTGCCGGTGACCATTTCGGCCATACGCATCCCTGTCCACACGATACTGAACAGCGCAGCAATAGTAGGCAACATGTCAAAAAACGCTCCAAATGCCGTAAATACTGAAGCAATATCCAGAGCAGTTTTTATTTGTTCCGAGTGTTGCGTCATTTTTAGCACTTCCATGCTCGCAGTGATTTATTGATCCGGCTGTTCGGATCATTCGCCGTCTTCGACGAAGTCAGTTTCTTCTTCATACCCTTCATACGAGCGCAGAAGCTGTCTCTCCGAGGGCCGCCTTCGGGCTGCGGCCTCTTCAAGCCGGGCTTTCCGGGATTGGCTGCGTTGTACGAAGCCCTCCCCTTCGCGTTCAGACCACCTTTCGGATTCTTTCCTTCTTTTCTTTGCCATGCTGGACTCTTAGCCATACGCAACCCTCAGAGGTTCGTTCTCTTCCTTGATTTCCGTAGCTTTCATCATCGGGAAAAGAACATCGTTTGCAAAATCAGCTTTGAACTCGTGCATGCCAAAATGGCCCAGCTTAATCATTGGGTCAATCCATACTTCAAACCCGTGGGCACGCGCTCTGTCGCAAAAAAGAATATCTTCGCCGTAATAACCTTCCGGCGTAGACTTAAAATCAAAAATAGAGACCAGCTTTTGGTCACGTTTACGGTCGTGATATTCCCATTCAGGATGGCAACGTATCAACTCCTGAATTACGTCTCGCTTGATCATCATGAAGCCGGTGCCGATGCTCTTGGCCTTCACCAGACCAATGTCGTCGATAATGACGTTGCCATCGCGGTCATCCAGCGTCATGTAATAGAGCGGAGGAACAGTCTTGACGCTGTATACGCCGCCAACTATGGACTTAGTCTGCGTCCACGCAAGCAGCCTAAAAATGTCGTTCGGATCAAAAGAGATATCAGAGTCGATGAACATCAGGCTGTCGCAGTCTGATTTCATGAACTCATCAACAAGGATGTTTCTTGCACTCGATATTACAGAGCAGCCTTTAACGAATCCGAGGTGAAAGTCCACCCCGTATTCTCTTGCCTTGTTGGAGAAGGCGAGGAATGCGCCAATCATATCAACCGGTGCTTTAGCGTCGTATGTCGGTATAGCAATAAACACGCTACGACCGTCAAGTCGAACATCCTTTTGCACTCCTTGAGTCATGCCGCGACTCCCGATTTTTCCATCGCTGGGTAGAGAACGTCGTTACCGAAATGGCTCTTGAACTCGTGGTGGCCCATGTGGCCCAACGCGATAGTAGGATCAATCCAAACGGTAAAGCCCGCTTCCCGCGCGCGGTCGCAGAAGAGGAAATCCTCTCCGATATAGCCTTCACGGGTCAGTTTGAAATCAAAGTAGCCGTACAACATGTTGTCGCTGTTGATGTCCTTATGCTCCCACTCGGGGTGCATATCGCGCAGGGTTTCAAACACTTTGCGCTGGATCATCATAAAACCGGTGGCGACACGATGGGCCTTTACCAGACCCATCGAATCCATGTGGATGTTGTCACCGTCACCCGCAAGAGAAAGGATATAGACCTTGCCTTCTTTGCGAGCCTCATACGCCCCCGCCACAATCGGGCGGGTTTGGTTCCATGCCAAGAGCCGGATAACGGAGTCCGGCTCAAAGGTCATGTCGGCATCAATAAACAGCAGGCTATCGCAGTCGGACTTCATAAACTCGTCCGCGATCATGTTACGCGCACGGGTGACTACCGAACATCCACAGATGCTGCTTACTTGGATGGTGATCCCGTGCTCCAAGACCTTTTGGGCTAAACGCATCAACGACACGGCCATTTTGACGCCGACTTTGTGGTCGTACGCCGGTAAGCCGATCATCAATTTTTTACCCGAGAGATCGAACCCCTGCTGATTTTGCACAAACCCTCCTATTGATTAGCCGTAATAAGCGGTGACTGCAGCAGCTCCATTGATGTCGAGGAAGAGTCCGTTCTGGGCGAGGATGCCCTCACCCGGAATCAAAACATTGAACGCCCCGGCAACAGCAGTGCTGACTTCGATCACCTTGGTTCCAGAAGCTGCGGATGCGTTGTCGTAAATGATCAACGCGGCACCCGCAGTAGACACCGCAACCGTAAGTCCCTTGAGCCGGACGCGACCCGCAAAGATCACGCCATCGGCAGCAAGGTACTTCGATTTGACATCAGTTTGCATGCCCATAATCGACCCTCCTAGTCAGGGTTACGATTAGCTGTCAGCAAACGGGGTAGCTGGGGTCGTTCCGAGAAGCACACCCTGAACAGCATACCGGTCTGCGGCAATAGCAGTGATCACCAGCCAAGAGCCAGCAATGCCACCGGAGGTAGTGGTCAGGTTGATGAAGTCGTTGGAAGAGCCGTTGGGGACGTAGCCGTTAATCGTACCAGCGGTGTCGGAGTCCACAACAATCACGGAGCCGGTGTAGATGTCGCCACTGGCGGCGGCGGTGCCGATCTTCAGCGAGTTAGCCGTGATCGAACCGGTGATCCAGATGGTGTAGCTCGTGCCCAGATTGTTCAGGGTGTTGGGGTCGGAACCGGGGCCAGCCGAAGTTGGGTCAGCGGTGGTGTTGATCGCCGGGAGGGTGATCGTACGGCTTGCGGCCAGCGAGCCACCTGCAAAACGCAGGATATGGCCAGCATGCTGGGCAACGGTCAGGGTGGTGTTGGCGGTGGTGGACAGGTCGATAAAGTTGCCCGGGCCTTGAACGTAGACTCCGTTAAGCGACCGAATCGGGCCGTCAAAAGTGGTGATAGCCATGTGCGTCCTTTCGTGTGTAAGCACATCCCCGTACCGTCTCTTACAAGTCTGCCCAGCCAGTCGGTACAGGTAAAAATCTGGGGTCTAACGACGTTATATCAGGTAGAACTAGGCAAGTCAACGAGCAAAGAAAAAGCCCGCCGAAGCGGGCTTTCCCTCACATCATCAAGCTCCCGGGGAGCCGAAAATGCCCAGCGGGTCAGACCAGCCGAACGAGTAACGCTCACGCGCTTTGTAGCGCACGTTGCCCGTATCGAAGTCTCCATCCATGGAATTTTGCAGCGGGGTACGAACGAAGTGCTTCAGGCCGTTCGGAACGTCGGTGCAAAGGAACCACGCATTGGTGTCGGTCAGGAAGTGGTTGACCGTGTAACCCTCGGGGATCGAGCCGTTGTTCTTGATCGCGTTGATATCGTTGTTGTTGGTAGCAACACGCAGCTCAGTTTCCAGCAGTCGGGTAGCAACGAACTGGAGATTGGGCGGAACAACCAGCTTGCGGGGCTTGGCAGCAATGAGCAGGCTACGCTCGTCCGTCCACGCAGCGATCTGGATGACAGCCGCTTCAAGCGACGTCTCATTCAGGTCAGAGGCAGTAGCCGGGGTGTTGCTGTTGGTGCCGCCGGAGACCAGCGGGTGGTCGGTAGCGCACAGGGCTTTACCGTCACCGCCGTTGTAACCGCTCGCCGCAAAGGCGTTGTTCAGCACCGAAGCGGCTTTCACCTGTTTGGTGTAGGCCATGGCGCGAGCAAGCGCTTTGGTATAGCGGCTGGACAGCGAATCGTACAGGTTGTCCTCAACCGCCTCTTCGGTGATCGAGAAGCCCAGTGCGATGGTCTCGTGGTTGTAACGAGCAGTCCACGCTTCCTGCGCATTGTCATACGCAATGGCGTTGCCCTCGGGTTTGACCGGGGCGGCGCTGAAGCCGGACAGCTTCGTTTCTTCTTCGAAGGAACGCTCGGAGGTCTCGGTCTCGAAAATCTCCTTGTGCTCTTCGCCGTAGCGGGCATACTCCATGCCGAACAAGGCGTTCAGGCCGGGGAGCAGCTCTTTCAGTAGTTGTGCGCGAGAAATAGCCATGATTCAGTCTCCTTAGACGCCTGAATTGCTACGGTACTGGTGGACGCCTTGGTTCCAAGTCACGAGGACTTCAACAAACGAACCGGCGGCCGGAGAAGTATCCGGAACAACGTCGATGATTTTAAACGGCGCGGAAGTGGTAGTACTTCCCGCATTGAGAACAGCTTGTTGGCTATCGCCAGTCGTGGTCAGGCCGAGGTTAGCAACCAGAGCCACAGTGCCGCCCACCAGACCCGCACGGGAAGCTTGCGCAACCACGGTGGTGCCGGAGACGATGGCGACTTTCATCACCAGATCAGGATCGTCCGCCACGTAGGCAACGATGCCGTCCGCCGAGTCGGCAGTGCCGGTCGTGCCCGCAGGGAAATACTGCGAGAACACGCGCTGACCTTGCGTATTGACGTACGAGCAGCCTTGGAAAATACCCAGCACATTGACGGTGTCAGCAGTCAAAGTGGCGTTGTTGATGCAGCCATTGGACGACATGATAACCACGTCGCCGTAGAAAATTGCCGTGCCGTGCCCCGAAGCAATCGGAAGCTGTCGAGTGGAGGCAGCAAACACCTGACCACCCAGCAGGTTAACCGGCTTGAAACCGTACGGCTTATCGACAGTCGGATAGGCCATTGTTCATACTCCTAAATTAGTTTATTTACCCTTGCCGAACGATACCCCAGAACGCTTCTCCGCGAAGAGAGGCATCCGAGCGTCATTCGCACGCATAAAGTTGTTGTCCACAGCCTCGGTTTGCGCTTGAGTTTGCCTGTTGTACCACGCATTACGCTGGGCAACCATCTCAGCCGGGGCCTTGCACAACACCAGACCACCAATCTCGATACCGCCGGGAAACCGGCCGTTCGGGTCAGCGATCATCATGATTTCCGGGTGGTCTTCGGCTTTCACCGGCACCCAGCCTTCACGAAATTTAGCGGACACGTTCGTGGGGTCAACCTGCCCCATCAGGCTAGTCCGAATCCAACGAAAAGTCCAACCATCCTGCGGATGCGGGGATGGAAGCGTTTGCGGAGGAGCCCACGATTGTTTGCGTTGCGTGGTTTCGCGCGTATTTGCGTCTCGTGTAAGACGGTTATCACCCATTTGAAGCCTCCAAAGCTTGTACTTGTTTAGCGTAATCGTTAAGCGGAACACCCAAGCGCTTGGCTATGGCGACTTGAGTCTTTGTCAGAGAAACTTTCTTTGCTCCGGTAGACCGATTAGCCGGCGCTACAACCGTAGCAGCTTTTTTCACCTCTACAGGTTCATCAGGCTTCACCGTTTCGCCGAAAAATTCGGGAAACACTTTACGAACGCGAGCGTCAATTCGCTCGAAATACTCATCAGAACGCGGGTCGATACCCGTTTGGACCAACTTCTTATGCGCGAGCATTGCGATGGCGGTCATCTCATCATCGGACCCGAACCACGGATTACGCTGTTGCCACTTGAGCGTTTTCTCGTCGATTTGAGGCCGTGCAGCCTGCGTAGTTTCGTTTTCTACAGGAGTTCCGAACTCTTGTAAAGAGGTAGGCTTAAAAGTTTGTGCATCGCGCAGCTTCATTTGGGCGGCAAGAAGGGCCTCCTGCGCCTCCAGCAGCGCATCGGCGTCAAACGCTTCGTGCGCTTCCTTGTACTTCTTCTTGGCAACCTCGATTTCCATCTTGGCAGCGGACTCAAGGGTGCCGGCGTAGACCTTTTCGCCGTTGGCGGCGTACGCTTTCAGCCTCTTATTCTCCTCAATAAGTTGCTGAGAAAGCCTCTCAAGCTCTTCTCGCTCGCGCGCGATGGCTTCTTTGGCGCGGCGCTCGTCATGGCGAGCATGCGTTAAGTCCTTGATTCTTTTCTGAACTGAGGACGTGTACTGCGCCAGCTCCTCGTCCGTAACTTCGTCCGGCTCCTTGGCCATGGGCTTGCGGCCCCGGTCGTCCGGCGGGGTGTCGTCAACGATATCAAGCTCAACATCGCCCTCAACAACTGCCTCAACCTCCAGTTCAGGGGTGTCGGCAGCTTTTTGCTCGTTGTCGGCTTCGTCAGGGAATTTATACGCGGATTGACTCATGGTTACTCCTTATTTTCTGCGAATGCCACGGGGGTCTTCCACAACCGCTTCCACCGTGTCGTCGTTGATGATGCGAAATTCTTTGCCGTGTATATCCAAACGGGTACCGCTGTTCGACCGAACAACCACAAAATCCCCTTCCTTGCACCACGGTCCTGTTGGAAACTTTGACTCATCCTTGTACGCATCCGGCCCGAGTTTGATCACAAACAGCACCGTGGTCAGAATCTCCTCATGCTGCCGAGTGATGTCTGCCTTGAGGATGCCGCTGTCATATTTGTTCTCGATATCCGGTATTGCGCACAGGATTCTGTAACCCTGTGGGTCAGGCAACTGCTTTGCTTTCCGGGCGGCTTCATCATTCTCGGCCGCCCATTTCTGCTCCAGCGCAGTTAACTGCACTGTCTCAGTCGCTGTCATCATCAGTCTCCAATCTTTCAAGAAGGTCTTTTAAGTGGCGCTCCGCGATAGCAAGACCTTCAATCACACCGCAGAGACGTTTGTAATCCTCAAAACTTCTGCAACTACCCGTGGCCACATCATCGGCGTAGTTGTTCATTTCTTCGCGCAGCTTGCGGTTTAACGCTTCTGCGAATTGACCAATCATTGGTTATTACCCCTTTTCAAAGCATCAGCTTTTGCGGCCGCATCCGTGACGATACGGAGCGTATCCGTTTGTTGACGTGCTGCAAGTTCCTGCTCGCGCAACCGCAAGTCGTCGGCTTTTGCTGCTGCGTTTACTGCAAGTTGCTTCTCTTTCAATGCAACGTCCTGCTGTTGTTTCTGTTCTTTTAGCGCCAGCTCTTTCTGCTGCATCATGAGCAGAGGGTCTTGAGCGTTCTGCTGCGCCTGCTGCTGGGCGGCAAGCATTTTGCTCTGCGCAAGGACTTGGGGAGCAGCCTGTGCCAGCAGCTTCGACAGCTGGTACTCCATCTCCTCCGGCATCCCTTCATCTTTGTCAGCCTGCGGAATCGCCACGCCCAACGCTTCACTGATCTTATTGCGGTAGGCAAATCCAACGTGCTCGGCGATGTGTGCTTCCATCGCGCCAACAAGCGCATTGACCCTCGGGTTCTGCCCCACAATCTGCTGAATCATGGGGTCCTGCTTCATCATCATGTGCACCGCAATGTGCGCTTCGTGATCCTGATACGCAAAAGCCTTGACCGGTTTGCCATTCAGAATATTCTGGTTCTCGGAGACCGGATCGAGCGGTTTGATTGATTCCTCATTCGGCACCAGCTTATCCACGTTCTTGATACCCAGTACGTGCAGCATCTCGCGGTGCAGCTCGGGCAGGTTGTAAATCTGTGGGGCCTGCTGCGACAGCTGGATAACCGCCTGATACTGCACGATCCGCTGCGTCATCGTCGCCGCGTTGGGGTCCGAAACAGGGATAATCTCGGCGTAGCGGTAGTCCTCGTACTTGGCTTTGCGACCTTGCGGCGCGTCAACGTCATACGGGTACTCTTTGTTTGCCGGGGTATCTTCCCGAACAATCTCCGCTATAAGCTGCAGCTCTTGTTTGAACGAGTAGTGCACCCGCGCCTGCACAGCCGTCAGGGGCTTGAGCGTGCGCTCCAGCAACGCCAGCGTAGTGCCAACCGGCGTCTGCGCCGACATATCCGCAATTTTAAGATCACTGGACGCCGCCAAGCGCCGGCCCTCATCAATGATCTTGTCGAGCAGCCCAGCCAGAACCTGCGACGGTTCCTTGTACGGCAGCGGGAGGATGTTGTCGCGGATAGCGCCGCCAGTGACGTCCACGTCACGAAACTCACCCGGAGCGATGGGGGTGTCATCTCCCTTGATACGCAGACCCCGGGCTTTCAGACCGCCGGGGAGATTCGACAAAGTGCCCGCATCCACCAGCTGCCGCAGGATCGACGTACCCGCCTTGGCATACCCGCCAATCAGGTGGAACAGACCAAACCCGTACGGACCAAACCCGGGGACATAAGTGTACTGCGTGTAGTGCAGGCGCTTCCTGCGGTTGTTGTCGCCTTTGCGCCAGTTGCGGCGCAGGGCCAGCGGGATGTTGGCCCCAACCACGTACGTCAGGATGTATGGCAGCGCGATCCCGGTGGGTTTGCCTTCTTTGTCCTTATCCTCGTAGCCGGGCAGGTCAAGATCGACGCACACCTCATCAATCAAATAGCGGTCGTCGTTGATGGCAGACACGCCCGCTTCGCTGTCCTTGGCCTTGCGGATGTCATCAACCATCCGGGAGGGGGTCCCCAGATCGGCGTCGGCCCAAAACCCATCGGACTGCAGCATCGCCACGTCGTTCTTGGTCTTGCGCATACGGTGCGTAATACGTGGAGAGGTCAGCAAATCCGCTGCGCCATACGGCAATATGACATCTTCAGCAGCCACGTAGACGGATGTTTGGCGGCCGAGCATCGGGTCTTTATAGACTTTCTTGAACGCCGCGCCGGTAGCCGGCAGGCCCCACAGCATCTTTTCGTGCTCGGGGCGAAACTCCGTCATATTCTCGGTCAGCTGCCAATTCATGTCATCCGCCACCCGCGCAGCTGCCTGCTCTTTATCCTTGGTGACCTTGCCCACAATTTTGGTTTTGACCGGTCCTGCAGCGGGGAACGTCTCCATGATTGTGTCGGACTGGAAGCGCACAACCGCCTCGGTGATCATCGGATGAAAGACGCCGCAAGCGCCAGACCACGGCTCTGTGCGCTCCTCGTACTTGAGCCCCAGCAGCTGGATACCGTCTTTAAGCATCTTTTCCCAATCCGAGCGGCTGTTCAGGTCGTTACGAACATCTGCCGCCACCTGCGAAACAATCGACTCCATCTCGCGCGCGTCGAGGAACTCAACAAGGTTTGCGTCAAAGTCCTCCGCTGTTTCCTTGCCGGGCTCCAGAGTAATCTCCAGCCCGTCTACCCCGATCTTCACCGACTCCGGATCAACAATCTCGATCTCAATGGGAGGTTCCCCCTCTGCCATCTGCTCAAGCCCAAGCGGTGCGTTGTACAGCGCCTTATCAATAGCCATATTCTTCTCCTAGTAGTACCCCGTGTGGCGACGGCGAAAAAACCGGGGCTCATCCGGCTCATCCAAATCATTCCGGATAAACCCGCCTTGCCGAACGCGCAGCAGCGCCTGTGTCGTCGTATCCACGTAGTCGTCATGCTCGCCAACCGGGAAGGCGGCAAGCTCTTCAATCACATCCCGCGCCCACCGCGTCTCGGGGGCCCAAATCAAACCGCTACTGAACATATCGCTGACCGCGTTCACGCGCACGGTCTTGTCGTTGCCCCGGCTCGGAGAGAACTCCTGCACCGGTATGCCCATTGAGCGCAACTCCTGTATCAGCGGACCACCGGCTGCTTTTTTCTCAACGATGAACGCATCAGGACTCCACGACTTCCACTGATCGAAGGCGGTCTGTTTCAGCTCCGGAAACTCCATCCGGTCCTTGAAGGCGTTGAGCAATATGACCTGCGGCCGATTGTTTTCTTCCTCGTTGTACCAAATTCCCCACGTTGTGCAGGCAGAATAGTCCGACGACGTTTTCGTATCGTGCGCGGTATCCCACGACTGTATCACGTATTCACACCGGGGCGGTTCTTCGTGAGGCCACACACGCCACATATCCCGCTTGATGAGCGCAGCCACATCCGCCGTCGGCTGCTGCATGTACTGCGCGTTCCAGAAGCGCGGGTCGATGGTGGCCTTGGTCTTGCTCAGCTCCTCCAGCGGCCACTTCTCCGGCCACAGCGCCTTGCCTGACGGCAGGATCGCCGGAAACTCAACAACCTCCCACTGGTCAGCGTCGGGGTTTTTGGTCTGATAGTTGACGAGTTTGGAGGTCATATCAATCTCCCCCCAGCGCGTCATGACCACAATGATCGCCCCACCCCACATTAACCGCTGGCGCGGGCCGGTCTGATACCACGTCCACGCCTGCTCAAACGGCAGCTTGCTCCCGCTCTTCAAATCCTGCTCTGAGTGGGGGTCGTCGATCACCAGCAAATTAGCGCCCCGACCTGCCAGCGCGCCGCCCACACCGACGGCGTAATACTTACCTCCGGCGTTGGTTGCCCAGCTCCCCGCGCCCTTTTTGTCGTCCGCCAGCCGCGTCTTCGGAAAGATGCCCGCATACTCAGGTGACGCAATCAGGTTCCGCACCCGCCCGCCAAAGTCCTCCGACAGCGAAGCGGTGTGCGTTGCCATGATGATCTGGTGGTCCGGGTGCAGCCCCAGATACCACGCCGGCAGCAAAAACGAAGTTAGCTCAGACTTGCCATGGCGCGGTGCAATATTGATGATCACCCGCTTCTTCTTGCCCTGCGCCACTTCCTTGAATATGCGGGCCATGTGGCGGTGGTGCGCGCCGATGCTGTAGTTGGGGTAGACCTTTTTGGCAAACTCAAGGAGGTCATTCTGCGCCGCCTTCACCTCCAGACGCTTTATCCGCTCGTCCAGAAGGTTCAACAGCGCTTCGCGTTCCTCACGACTCTGCGGGGCTGTCATCGGCATCCGGAGTTTTCTCCACGGGCACCGCCTCATTCTCCAGCGTCGTGCCCTCGACAACCTTCATCAAGTGCATGTACTTGCCCATGCGCTTGTCGATCTCAGCCTGCAGTTCCGTATCCGACAGCTCGGTTTTCTTCAGCTCGACCCGCTCGGTAAAGAGCGCCACCTCGGTCACCTTACCCAGCAACTCCACGGCTTTGAGCCGTATTTTGGCGTCGGGGTGTTTGGTTTCTTCCAGCAGCGATGCGATGCAGTAGCCACGCAGCTCTTTGGCCTGCTCCACGAAGGCCCAGTCGTACGCGGTCAGCATGCCTACCAAATGTTTTACCGCCGTCGGCACCTCTACGTGGGCCAAGGCGCGCTTCTGTTCTTCGACGTCAAGGGGCGCGGTGAGCGCCGCGAACGCATACTGGGCGTTCTTTGTCGCGGCGGTGTCGATCACTTCGTCATCTTCGACGCCAAGTTGTTGAAGCCAATCAGCGGTTTTGACTTTGGCGTCGAGGATGTCGGTGGGCGTTGCCTTCTTGTCGGGCTCAAAAGCATCGGGGCTTCCCAAGATATCTGGGACAAAGTCTGCTTCGTCAGCCGTAACAAGATGGTCGAACATGGCACTCCGCGCTATATAAGCGAACGGGGTTTACAGTAACCCCAACCAATAGTATACTGCAAGCTCCTTCGTTGTTGTGCCACACAAGAGCGTGGACGTAACGCATTCTTCACGGCACTTTAAGCCCCGGGACCCTCCTCCCCGGGGCTTTTTTTCCAACCTTGATGTAAAAGATTTGACAAAAGCCTACGAAATTTTTTTGTAAAATTTTTGACACCTTTGACATGTATTTATAAATATTAGAGACAAACAGTGTTATTGCGTAGCTGCCACGCTGCCACGTCAAAAGGCTGCCCCGCCCCCTAGTGGGGTCTGCTGCGGGGCTAACAGGGGAGTCACACTCTCCAGAACGTGCTGTGGTATAATAGAGCCAGTTTTGGGAGCCTTTCCCGGGACTGCGCCGCCCCGCCGCTTGCGGGGCTTTCTTGTGGGACTTCGTGTCCCACTTTTTTTGGAGAATCAACATGAACGTCAAACAGCTCATCAACATCGCCCTGCAATTCAAACGCGGCGCCGCTGCGCAGCAAGACGCGGCCACCAAGCTCCGCAAGGTGTGTCGCAGCCGCGAGGCGGCGAAGGCCGCAATGCTGCCCGCCATCGCGCGGGCTTACGGTGCCAAGACGTCCACAACCAAGTCCGGCGCGGTGCGCTGGGTGAAAGGCGACAAAGCGGCCGTGGCCGCGAAGCGGGCATTGAATCGCCTGCTTGCAATGGCGTATCCGGGCAAGGCGACCAAGCGCGCCAAGTCTGACCCGGTAGTCGCGCTGCTCAATCGGTTCGGGAAACTCTCAGCGGCTCAGCAGCGCCGCTTCCTCAAAGCTGCCAAGTAATTTGACAGCTTGTTTTTGAGAGATCGGGAGCGCGAGGGTGTCGGCGCTGTTTCGGCACCCCCGCGCTTCATCGCAACTGGGACACTTTGTCCCACTTTAATCAGGAGAATCACCATGACCACGATCCTAAATTTGACCCAGCACCCCGCCACCCCCGACCAAATCGCGCAGGGAGTAGTTGACCTGCCGCCGAAAGCTCGGGAGTGGCTGTGCAAGCTGCTTACCTTCGACACCCTGCCGACCCCGCGGGAGGTGGTCAGTCGCGCGATGAAGATTGCCCACATGCCGGAGGTGGCTGCACACACCGGCCCCTGCATGATCGGGGGCGCTCCGTATTTAATGCCCTCTTTGGAGGGGCTGCTGAAGATCAAGACGCGCAAGCCCGTAGTCTATGCGTTTTCCACTCGGGAGAGCGTTGAGCAGGTGCAACCGGACGGAACCGTCCGGAAGGTGGCTGTATTTCGTCACACCGGATTTGTTGGCCTCTAAGGAGAATCACCATGAAACTACAATCCCTGCACCACGTAAAGTCTTACCCGATGCCCCCGCTGCATCGCCCACCACGCGGGTATCACTCTCGCGTCTATCGCCACGGCAGCATGTGGCAGGTGGACTTGTTCAAGGGCGCTCGCACTGAATTCTCAGGCGAGATGTTCAAGCGCGGCGACGCCACCGCGCTGGCTAAGGCATGGGGCGACAAGCGGCTGCGCCACATCATCTGGTGCAGCTTCGGGCTAACTTCACCCCGTCAAAAGTGGGACTGACTGTCCCACTGTTTCTCACAAACGTATTACACAGAAGATGTCAAATATTTGACATCGCGGACATTTGTCCACTCCGTCCTAGAAAAAACCCCCGAGCTGGGCGCAGATTCATCTGATGAATCAAAGGACTTCCGTCCAAGTGTCCAGCGTGTCCATATATATATAACCTTTTACCTTTCCAAATATATATACAGCGGCTTTGCGGACGTTTTTTTCTTTTAAGTCTTGGAAGCTTTGTTTGTCCGTAAAACATGGACGCGCCGGACTTTTTCAAGTAACTTGTTGATGCGCCTAAACAATTTGCGTCCCACTCGGCCTTTTTTTCTAGGACAGAGGTGGACGCACGTGACGTTTTCTTGTAACTTATTGAAAGGACACGCGATTATGCAACCCACTTCCCAGATTTGCGAAGGATGCGGTGTCAAACGGGGCCGAAATCTGTTCCTCAGACGCCACAAACAGCGTCTGATCGTGGAAAAACGGTGCGTGAAGTGCCGCGCCGCCACGCTTCTGCGCGACAAAACGGGCAAGGCAATCCAGCGTGCGCTCAACAAGAACGAGATCACGGAACCCGAAGCGCGCGCCCTCCAAGCCACGCTCAAAGCAACCCGCGAAGCGGCCGAGCAGCAACGCCGCGCGAAGATCAGCGCACGAACCCGCAACACGTGGGATGCCCTGCGCAACCCCGTGACCCCGCAAGAACAGGCGCGCCGCAAGAAGATCAGCGACGCGCTCAAGGACAAGCCACGCGCCCCTCGCAGGGTCGTGGTGTTGTAAGTGGGACACGCTGTCCCACTTTGCTTCAACCAGTGTCAACCGTCTCACCAGCAGTTCTTATTAACTCAATCAGGAGAATCATCATGCGTATCAAACAAACCAACCAGAAGTTCTTCAACCCGCTCAAGCCCTTCCTTGAGTTCACGATGCCGCGCCCCTCCGCATACTGCGCTGGCAAGCTGGTGTATCCGGCTACGCAACCGCGCGTCAGCATCAAGCCCGTCCCGGCGTGGCGTGCTGCCTACCTCAACTAACCACAACACATTACGGAGAACCAAGATGAAAGCCAAGACCAAGCGCACCAACAAAACCAAGAAGCAAGCCAAGGGCAGCGAAAACCCCCGCAGCCTGATCTTCACGGCGCGGTGGGAGAAACCGGGAGCGTGGCCGAAAGAGTATGACTACCCCTACAAGATGGCGTTTGTCATGCCGAACGGTAGGACCAAAACCCTCTGCCTCCGCGTCATTCCGTTCGACGGGCACTTTATGGATGCACTGGACGCATGCTATGGGCTCGGTAAGTTACACGATAAACCCAAGCTCGTGCCGGACAGCGAAATCCTCCTCAGCGCCATACCGGTGCCGACCCGGTAAACGAGGAAAAACATCATGGGATACCGCAGCAATGTGGTGGCGTATTTCTACGTCACCAAGAATCAGGTCTTTGACCCCGAGATCGACCCCTTCCTCCACAAAAACGGGTTTGATCGCGCGCTCACCCTGTTTCGGGTGTGGTGGGAGAACGATGATCTCACCCGAGCGCTCGTTGAAAGGTTTGGTGCTGACGTGGAGGCCACCGACAGGGGTGTGTTGTTCAGTTGCGAGCATGTCAAATGGTATGAGGGTTACGAAGGCGTCGCGCTGTTCAACAAGGTAGCCACCCGCTTCAGGGAGGACTTCATCTACAACGACGAGCTTGATGGCGGCGTCGGCATGAACAAGATGTTCTGCTACGAGTTCGCTCGCATAGGGGAGGAGCTAGATGACAACGAGTTCGAAACGTTCGGTGTAGCTAACGAGTATCGGCTGCACATTAACCGCATCATAACTGTTGATTAGAGGAGAACAGCATGACCACTGAAACGCGTCCCGCCCAAACGTATGACGGGGTCACCGACCTCGTCCCGATGGACCTCTACTACATCAAGGGCTACCCCGGGCACTATTTCGGGAACAAGCTGGCCGCCGAGGTAGAGGCGCGGCGTGTGTTTTCGTTGGAGAGCGAGGATCGGAGGTATGCCCGGATTTTTTATAAACGTGTGTTTGTGGAGGTGTGAGATGAACGAGTCTACGAAAACCCAAGAATGGGTGGAAAAAATGAGTAACTATAAAAAGCTGTGGGAGGTTCAAGTCGGGCAGTTCCCCGACTCGGTATATCTGAACGACACGCAGGTGCTCAACCTGATTATGTCCGCTGTGCCGGACTGGCTGCGTGACATGACGTGGGATATGTGGGACAGGAAGGGGGACTACGATAACGACATGGAGGCACGGCTGGCGTTCTACGAGTGGCGTGAAAAGGAGATCACGAAGAACCGTTTCATCTGGGCAATCAACGCGTTCTCCAACCGGTCGCAGTCAAGCGATGGGTTCTTCTACGCATGCGGCAAGCGTGAGGACGGTCGGTATAAACACATCGGGTTCCGCACGGGGCTTGAGCCATCCGACTACTCATCAGGTTACATGGGGCTTAACTACAAGGAGAACGGGAAATGAAGATTAAACCGAGTGAGTTAAAGGGCGAGGCCCTTGATACGCTGGTGGCTAAGTGCGAGGGGAAAACATCGCTTGAAAAATACTGGTTCTTTCCCTCAACCGACTGGGCGCAAGCTGGCCCGATCATCGAGCGGGAGTTCATCAGCATTTTCGATCTTCCAAGCGGAATTGACGTTACGCAACACCCAACATTCACCGAAGGTGATTTGTGGGAGGCTGAGATTATTCCTGCTGGTGAAGACTCTATCCGTTACTGCGGCCCTACCCCGCTAGTCGCAGCCATGCGCTGCTATGTCGCATCTAAACTCGGCGACGAGATCGAGATACCGGAGGAATTGAAATGAAACACAGGTTCGTACGTCTGGTAAAGGGTGGCACACGCAAGATGTGCCGATGCTGCGGCAAGGTGATCATTGAACTACCGAAGCGGAGGAATTGAAATGAACGGATACGTATGCTTTCACAACAGGAAGCGAGTCGAAGTCAGGGCGGAAACGTCACAACAGGCGCAAGCCGAAGCTGCGCGCATGCTACGCGTGAAGCGCCCGTGGGAAGTAACCGTTGTGCTGGCCGAGCGCGCTGACGGCAGCGAAGTAACCCACACCGCTGCCGATTAACCAAACATGTTTTGAGTAACACGTTAATACAACAAGGAGACTCCACTATGTAAAACACTTGACACTGCATTTACCCTGCTTTATTGTCACAACAAAAACGGGACACAACGTCCCACTTACAACGAAGGAGCAATACCATGCAGATTCCAACCCTGTCGCACTCCCAAGTGTGCGACCTCATCAAGTCTGTCGGCAGCAAGCGCACCGTCCTCGTGCTGGGTGAGAACGGCGTAGGCAAGACCAGTATTCAGCACGACCTGCGCCAAGACCCTGCGTTCCTCAACTACAACGTGCTCTCTCCGGTTGACTGCACGCAGCTGTCGGATGGCAGCGTGTGGATGCCTGACATCGACCGTGAGGCTGGCGTGTCGCGCGAGCTTCCCAACGAGCGCTTCTGTCTGTCCAAGCACAACCACCGTGACCTCGCTGGCAGCCGGCCTTCGATCATCTGTCTTGACGAGCTGCTCAAGGCCCCGCAGTTCATCAAGAACGTGCTGGCCCCCATCCTCTACGAGCGGCGCAACGGCACGCTGCACTACCCGGAGGGCAGCATCATCTGGGCTACCAGCAACCTCGCCGTTGAGGGCTTGGGCGATACCGTCCTGCCGCACCTGCGCACTCGGTTCATCAAGGTCATCATGCGCAAGCCGTTCAAGGATGAGTGGAAGAACGAGTTCGCGTATCCGGCTGGCATCCACCCCGCTGTCATCGTGTTCGTTGAGCAGAACCCCACCGTGTTTGAGTCCTTCATGGACTACGAGCCGGGCGGTATCAACGCTGGCAAGGATATGGCCAAGTGCAACCCGTATCCATACAACCCGCGCATCAAGCAGGATGGCTACGTCAGCCCACGCACGCTGCACGCAGCGAGCGACATCCTGCACACTTGTTCGCACCTCGACCACGACACGCTGCTCGCCGCGCTCGCTGGTGCTATGGGTGAGGCGGGTGCCCGCATGCTGATGGCGCTGGTCGCGCTCAATCGTGACATCCCGTTGTATGACCGCGTCATCGCTGACCCCGACAACACGCCGGTCGTTGATAACCCCGCTGCGCAGCTTATGCAGATTCAGCAGTTCATCGTCAACACCAGCACGCGTGAGCAGGCGCAAGCAGTAACGACCTACATCAAGCGCATGCGCAACGAGATGCAGACGCTGTTCGTCAGCCAGATCGCCAACAGCCCACGCATGACGTTGTTCGCAACGGTGTCAGCGTTCCTCACGCTGCTGCAAGACAACAAGATTTATCTCAACATCAAGTAAGGGAGAAACACCATGCTATCTGAGCGTTCTTGGCAGACGCAGGACTTGACCACGCGTATCAAGATCGTGCACACCGACATCATGCGGCACCCCGAGTTCGCACTGCTTGCGGGTGTCGTGTGCATCGGCGACTTCCGCATCAGCGACACAACGCGCACTGCGTCCACCAACGGGCGCGATATCAAGTATGGCCGCAAGTTCTCTGAGCCTCTCAATCAGAAGCAGATGCGCTACTTGGTGTTGCACGAGAACGGACACAAGGCGATGCGCCACTGCGTCGAGTATCGGGAGATCACCCGCAAGTATCCAAAACTGAGCAACATCGCGCAGGACCACGTCATCAACTTGATGATCGAGGAGTGCGACCCGCACATGCAGTTCGTTGAGCGACCCATACCCAACCTGTATTGCGACAAGAAGTATACGGGTATGAGCTTCATCGAGGTGCTGCAGGACTTGATCAATAACCCGCCCGAGGATGACGGCGAAGGTGGTGGCGGGAGTGGCAATCAAGTTCTTGACGAGCACGAGGATGGCAGCGAGCTTGGCGGTGACGTGCTGGAGCAGCTTGGCAAGGACATCGACGAGGCGCTGCGGCAGGGCAAGATTCTGTCTGACAAGATGCGTGGCAAGGGCAAGGGCGGCAACCCGCTCGACGCTACCATTCAGCAACGTGAGACAGACTGGCGTGAGGCGCTGCTGGAGTTCCTGCAGTCGGTGTGCGCTGGCTATGACAACAGCCGCTTCTGCCCGCCCAACAAGCGGATGCTGCCGCTCGACGTCATCATGCCATCGCACTTCAGTGAGCGCATCGGTGAGCTGATCCTTGCGCCGGATACTTCCGGTTCGATGGATGGCGTGTATCCAACTGTGTTCGGCGAGGTGGCGCGCCTGTGCGAGATCGTCATGCCGGAGTCTGTGCGCGTCATCTGGTGGGACGATGGGGTCAACAGCGAGCAGGTGTTCATGCCTGACGAGTATGACCGCATCGCTTCGCTGCTCAAACCGCAGGGCGGCGGGGGCACACGCGTGTCGTGTGTTGCTGAGTATATTGCGGAGAAGCAATACAAACCTGTAGCAGTGGTCTACCTCACTGACGGGTATATCGAGTCCAATTACAAGGTTCCCGATCTGCCGTGTCTGTGGGGCGTGGTTGACAACAAGTCTTTCAAGCCGCTCGTCGGCATGAAGATTGACATCAGCAGCATCAACATTTAATTCAGGAGAATAGATAATGCAACGCTACAACATTGATACGTGCGCCATGCTGGTTGAGTTCAACGCAAGCGTGTGGACTGCGCGCAAGCTCGACCGCAACGTGACTGACGAGGTGGTGCGTGACAAGGGTGCTGCAGAGAAGGGCGCAGCGCGTGTCAACAAGAACCTGCTGGCCGGCCGCAAAGAGCTGGAGGTTATTCAGCAGTTCGTCAGCGAGGTGCGCAACTACGTGTATGCCTGCACCCTGCCGTGGTCTGACAGCGGTCTGCGCTTGCTGCCGGTCGTCAAGTTCCAGCGCTTCAACGCTGACATGGCACAGCACGAGGACAAGTATTGGAAACTGTGCGAGAGCTTCGTCACTGCGTATCCGTTCCTCATCACGGCGCAAGCAATGGCGCTGGGCGATATGTTCAAGCGTGACGAGTATCCGTCCCCCGACAGCATCAAGAGCAAGTTCGGGTTCCACGTCAACTACATGCCCGTGCCGACCTCGGGTGACTTCCGTGTTGACGTAGGCGATGCGGCGCAAGCCGAGCTGCAGAAGCAACTGTCGGAACTGGCAGACAAGCGAGTCGAGGCGGCTATGGCCGATGTGCGTGCAAGGATCGGGGATCACCTGCGCCGCATGTCTGACCGTCTGCATATCGACGTGGTCGATGGGCAACCCAAGCCGCGCCGCTTCCACGACACGCTGGTCGAGTCCGGGCTGGAGCTATGCGATACCGTCAAGGCGCTCAACGTCACGCAGGACCCTGATCTTGAGAAGGCACGCGCCGCGCTGGAGCGCAGCTTGACTAGTGTCACCGTCATTACCAAGAAGAACGGCAAGGAACTTTCGATTGCCGATACGTTGCGCGAAGACATGCAGCAACGTAGTGCGCTCAAGACGCAGGTGGACGAGATGCTCAACAAGTTCAATTGGTAAGAGGGCTGCATGCCAACGAAGCTCAAAGATGGCAAAGATATAGTGCGGGAGCTGGAGTCTGTGATTGTGCATGACGGCGGCCCCCGCTGTTTGACCGTGATGATTCGGTCTGATGGCGTGATGTTCCTACGCGCCAAAGGATTGAAGCGGCAGGTGATGTGGAAGCTGGAGGCCCTGTATGACAAGGGCGTTAAAGAAGGTAGGTTTTGTTAATAACTTTGGAGAAAGCAATGATCGAAGAAATCATGAAGCGTCTGGAAGCAATCGAAGCGCACATGGCGCAGATGCAGGCCAAACTGGAGCACACGCCGCTTAACGACGAGATGAAAACGGCGGTGGAGATGTGCCTCAAAGAGTCTGAGTGGTTCGGCGAAATGGTGGACACCGAGCTTGGTAATGCACTAAGCGAAATGGAAAATAACTTGGAACATTACGTAGACGAAGAAGTAGATCGGCAACTTAACAGCAACGTGGAGTCCGAAGTCGAGCGGGCGATAGACAATTATGCCCAAGACCTCAAAGACGTGCAGCGCGAGGTTGAGGAGGTGCGGGATGAAGTGAATGGGTTGGACAGCAGGGTGGGTGTGCTGGAGAATGAGTTGGAAGAAGTAAAGAGCGAAGTTGAAAGGGAGGCAGCATGACACCGGAGGGCAAGGTAAAAAAGAAAGTCACGGATATCCTGAAGAAGCATGGGGTGTATTACTTCTTCCCGGCAACGGGTGGGTATGGGCGTAGCGGTGTGCCTGACATCGTGTGCTGCTTCAAAGGTAACTTCTTGGCTATCGAGTGCAAGGCCAACGGCAACAACCCAACGGCACTGCAGGCGCGCGAGATAAACAGGATCAACGAGGCTGGCGGTATGGCTCTCGTGGTGAGAGATACCGATTACGAGCTGCTGGATAAGTTGCTGGTTGACTTTGCGAAGCAGCTTGACTGACCGAAGCAAAAACGGGACAGCATGTCCCACTTTTATTTACTACTTTCTGGAGAATTCACATGTTTTCGGACTCTGTGCACAATATTTCCCCCATCGCAGGTTTCCCGCAGGCTCGCCGCTACTTTGAGTCAACGCGCAAGCCACCACGCTCAAAGCGATGGGAAGAACATCAGCGCCCGCTGTACAAAGTATCCGCGCCTCACTATCGCATCGAGTGCTTTGACGGCGCAACGGAAGCGGATAGCTACTACGACATCGTGCATTATCAAACGCCGTTGCTGCGCTACTTCGCCCCCAAAGAGGACGGGTCGTATGCCATGCTGGTTAACTATTACTACTCACTCACTTCTCGCAAACTGCTTGCGCGTATGCGCTATGGCACGGGTAGTGGTTTTTCTTCTGTTGAGGAAGGTAAGCGGGTCCGCATACCCATGCGATATGCCTGCAAAGAAGACTACACAGCGCCCAACGGCGTGACGGTGCCCAAAGGTTGGAGTGCTCTGTTGACTTACAAAGAGTCAGGCATGCTTGACGTGTCCCGCTCAGCGCACGGACCAGTCCATGTGTTTCATACAAGCCGCGAACGCCGCGCGGAACGCAGCACTTTCTTCAAGCAGATCAGACCATACGTCGATATACTCATGCTGTCGCTACCGTCAACGCACGCTAATGCGTTTGTATGTCGATGGGGGTCTGTTAGCTATAGGGCTGTTGATGAATTGCGGGAAGCGTTGCAGCTTTTTTCTGAGTCTGATGGCTTAATGACTGAAGCGCTGCTGCATAGTATGTCTAATGCTTTCGCGTGTGCGTACGCAGTGCGTTGGGAACACTGGATGCAGGACAAGCATTACCCTCTTTTTTCAACAATAAAAACGAGCACGCGTATGCCTGAAGGTATGCCAATGCTTCCAGCAGACATGGCGAGGAACGCCTTCATGTCGTTCTTGCAGAACTCATTGGCACCGTTTAGCAAGGGCGATGAGCACAAGTGCTTGGGGCAGTTTCCAGAAAACCTGCCGCGCCGCTACTACGCAACGAATTGATGGAGGAAATATGGAGAAGCCGATAGTTGTAGACGCGCGCAGCATCATGAGGAGCCGAGCCATCTGGTTCGGTTTTGGGGTGGTATTCGGTGCCGGTCTGCTGTCTATGTTCATCAGGTACGCAGAGCACAGGTTCGATCAGCAGTTGCTGCAGGAGCCGGCCATCGTCAAGGCTTGCAAGCTACCGCAAGGTGATGGAGAAATGACGGTGTTCACTCGATTAGATGGCAAACCTGTTTGTTGGGAGTGGAAATGATGGGCAGATATCTAGTTTTCAATATCGGGTGTATCGAGTGTGGCGTCTCATCCAATGTTGTTGGTGTTTATGAAACAAAGGATGAGGCCCTAGTAGTAGCCAAGAAATGTGATGAAAACCTTGGATGGAGGGAGCATGGTCAAAACGCGTTTGCGGTGTTTGATTTACTCGCTCCGCAAGCTGAAGAGTATAGGGATGTGCTGAAATGATTACTACCACCTTGAACCGCATCCGTAAGCATGACCCCTGCGAGAGAGGGTGGAAAAAACTGCTCGAACATTTAGGAAAGACAAAAGCCGATAACAAACCGTTGCCTCTTGTCACCATACTTGAGAGCAACGGCCTTGATGAC